TTTAGAACCTTCGATAAGGGCTGGCAAGACTAGCTCTGCTACGAGTAAGCCTTCTTTAGCCATGTCCCTAAGTGCGCCTCTCGTAACCCCTAGCGAGCTAGAAAGAAGCTCCATAATCATCGGAGCCTGTTCGGAGATCGAGTTAAATTCCTCGCCTCGCAAAACGCCGGATGCCATCGCCTGATTGAACTGGGTTATCGCCGCCTCAGCCGCTTGAACGCTACCACCAGAGATAATGATTGCTTTATTAAAAGTTTCGACGACTCGTAATAGTTCGTTCTGGCTAACGCCAACATCCTTTGTTGCCCTAGAGAGAGCGGTATAAAGGTCAACCGTTGCACCAATACTGGTAAAGGTTCTCTGACTGACTGACAGTAACGCGCCTTGAATCTTTATAAATTCTTCTTGCGAAGTCGTCACTAGCCTTAAGCGACTGTTTAACTGCGTCATCGCATCGGCTTGTTGGACAATCCCTTGAATGGATTTGACGGTAGCGAAGGCCGCAGTCAATACGCCTAACGCTCTGGTCGCGCCTTGCACCGACCTCTGAATTCGATCCATTGAACCGCTAACCGTCTTGGTTGCTCGCTCCATATCCCGCTGAAGTCGAGCTACATTCGCCGCCATTTCGATAGTTAGGGTTCCGACTGCCGCCATTATTTTTTCCTTGCTTGCAGAAATGCCTTGAACGCATTAGAGACTTTTTTGCTTACCAAGTCCCTGTCAAATTCTCTCACAGGATCGCCAAAAGGGGGAGAGGATTCAGGGCTTTGGCCCTCCAAAAGCATTGATACATAGCCCCTCGACATTTCCAGCATAGCGGTAAATTCCCAAGGCATTAACTCGTTTTTGGTTCCCTTCTGCCATGCCTGTATCTCAGTCGGAGATAACGGGATTGGCCCCATCGCACCGCTTAAACATTTACCGATCTCTTGCCAGTAACCAAGGAGATACTCAAGGCCCGATACATCAGGCAATAACGGTCTGCCGCCGTTGGCTTCAATCTTCTCCCATCTCGTCTGCTTGGACTTCTCCGGCGTGGAGTGAAACCATCCAAGCTGACGAGCATAGAGAGTTAAATCAGCAACGGCTTCTAGGTAAAATTTGCCCAGTCACCAATGGCTTTATTGACTTGCTCAGAAACAAAGCCAATCGATGCATCGAGATAAGCGGCCTTGAACTGATCGTAGCCGCTCATCTCTTTATAAACGAAGTTATTGAACGAGGCAGTACAAGAGGCCAAGAACTCAGCATCAAGCTCGCGCTGATCGTCGTCCTTCATCTTTTTGCCGCCCTTGCGAACATGGTCTAGGATCGCTCGGTTTCGGACTCCTTGGGCTTTCTGGAACTGCTTAGAACCCGGCCCGAATACCGTAATAGAAAGTCGTTCGCCTTTTTCGTTTTCCAATGGCTCACCATCAGGGCCATCGAGTTCAATAATTGCCGTGTCTTTTGCTGAAAGTTTCGAAATATCAAACATGGATTCTCCTTCTTCGCGGATAGAAATATCAGGCAACAAACCCTGCTCTTTCCGCGAAGAAAGAGACAAGGCTTGCGCCTGATCCTTACGCCTTGCCATTAAGCGGCAAGGGATTCAACGATACCAACGCCAGCAGAGTTAGTCGTCAGTTCGAGGGTAACGGTTGCGGTCGTGATTTGATCCACGCCACCGACACCGACTTTCCATGACATAACCTTAGCTTGGAAAAAGTAACGGTCGTTGTTCTGAGTCGTCACCATAAAGCTGTAGTCGTTGTCAGAGATGCTCGCGGCTTTGGCAAGAATCTGACCAGCATCGTCAGTATCCAAGCCGAGGCTCATCGTCATCGTTCCCTCGTTAAACGAACCCTTAAACTTCTGGGTTCCACGAGAGCCGACAGGGTTGTGGGTAACAAGAGCAAACTCACGACCAAATTCGCCAAGATCGGTAATTTCACCGACCAAAGCAGGAACGGGAGAGGCCGTGAACAGGTCGTTATAACCTGACTCGTCGAAGGTGGCAGGAGCCGATGCCGAAATTCGTAGTGTGGTTCCGGCGGAGGTGCGTACAGTCATGATGCTTCCTTTCTTTCAAAAAAACCCTTACGGGCGGTCATACAGGCCGGAGCCAGTATTCATTCGTACCATCGCAACATATAGTCGGCTGGTTGCGTCCAAATACCCATCTCCTCATCCCGGTCAATTGGCCCGAGTTGATCGAATCGGCAGGACATAACCAGTTTCCCGGCAAATGTCTGATGATGCTTAAAATCTAATCCAGTCCTTACGGCGGCATGAATGTTCTTAACCTCGGCTAAAGTCACCGCCAAAGGGTTAATCTGGATTCTCGCCATCGCTAGGTCATCCACAGAATAATTTAACCCCGGTTGCGGTTGCCCATCAATAACTTGGTAGACAATCGCGGGAAATTGCGAGTTCTGCGGTAGCTGACCCAAGGCGCGACGATTCCCGACTAAGGCAGTAATGCCAGCCTGATTAAGCATTGCCGCGATAATAAGTTCAGGATTCACCTAAAGCCTCTTGAATCATTTTCCTGCTAATTCTACCCTTAGCGGCCTCGCCTGTCTCCATTGGGAGCCGGATTCTGATATAAGCCGCCATCGTTTTAATCGCTTCCTCGGACTTCAAATCGAGAGCTGGTCTTAAGAACGGTTGAGGCTTAATGCCGGGGTGCATAAAAGAACCCTTGATGATCTGCCCATTAACTACGAAATGGCCTCGCTTCTTAGGTATCTGATAAGGGCCGCCGACCGTCCTACCCTTACCCGTGTAATAGCTTGCCGTTCCAAATTCAAAGAACTTTGCATAAAAGGCGTCGTAAGGCTCTTTCTCTTTAATGTAGATTTCCCGAATGATCTCGCCCGGACGACCTTTCTTCTGCTTGCTGGCAAGCCTCGTCTTGATTTTTGCATCAGGAGCTTTGGCCTTCGTCTCCGCTAGAACGACACGGGTTCCAGCCGCGATAGCACCCGCCATGACATTACGCTCAATCCTTGCTGGTAGCTCTTGGAGGGCTTTGTTGAGTTCCTTCAGCCCATTGATCTGAAACTCTGCCATTATGCGGCCCCTGTCTGGCTACCTTCCTGACACTCGAAAACAATGTGTTTCCTTGCCTCATCAACATCTTGTGCCGCAGTAATGTTGAAAATGCGCGTTCCGCTTGGGGTTTCATAGCTAATCCTCCATGCATCAACGGTTGTAGGTGGCATAAAATCAACCCTGTATCGGATCGTTATGCGATGCGTCAATATCGTATCGACCATCATCGTCTGAGCCTTCTCCCGGCCCGTAAGCGGCTTAATGTTCGCCCAGACAGTCGCTATATCCGACCAAGTATTTACGGGTTGCCCGTAGTCATCCAGAGTCGATGAACGGTTCTGTAGCGTGATTCTCTTATCGAGTTTGCCGATCTGCATTAAAGCCCCATGCTCAGGCGGTAAGGCGTTAACAGGGCCGTTGATCCCATCGGCATCTCGTAAGTTTCCTCAGTTGATACGGCCTCGCGGTATTCGTAGAGTTGCCCGATCTGAAGGAGCATCGCCTGTTTAATCGGTAGCGGTAAAGGGTAGTCGTTCGGACTATCCGCATCGGTATGACCAGCAACGAAGGTAATCGTTACCGCATTGGTCTTAATCTTTGTACCAGGCCAAAGCTCAATAGGCGTAATTTGCGCTGGCTTCGCGTAGTTGTCAAAGATATATTTATCGGTCGCTAGAGTCTGCGTTACATCGTCCTCATCGGAATATTGGACGCTGGTAATATATCGGACAGGCCAGACTTGGAGACTAATTGCCTGAGTCGCATCGTCGGCATTTGGGAAGCGATCTAATGCGAGCTGATAAGTCTGTTGAATAAGAGATCGTCCTAGATATTGTTCAGCCGATTGCCTAGCAACGGTAATTAAGATTTGAACGAGCGAGTCATCAGGATGCGAGGCCGGAGAACCGCTTGTATCCAGCCGGAGGTGAAGGCGAGCTTCTTCGAGCGTGATCGGCTCGGTCTGCCCATCGGTTACTAATCTTAGTTTGCCTTCCATCATTTTCTCCAATGATCCTCAGTACGCTTAACTGCCAAGTCCCAAGGATTCGATCTGCCTTGAGTCTTTCTCGGCCCCTTCGCATGATCCATAAACTCGCCTAGAGGCCCGTTAATAAATGGGTGGCTATGCCATGCAAATTCGCCGCTTAAACTTTTCCAAGTGACTCCGAATCGCTTAATCAAATGAGCAAAGACGAAAGAATCATGCCATTCCTCAAGCCTGTAAATGTCGTCCGACTCATAGAGTCTTTGCCATTCTGACATGATTTGCTGGTGCTTGGAATGGTTAAGTCTAAGAATATAGAACCCACATTCAGGGTACATTTTCTCTCGCCAGAGCCAAGAGAGATACTCGTCTTCGCTAGGCAACCAAGAGGCTAGGTCAACATCGGTAATCCGCTTGTGGGTGTAAACGTCACCGTCAACCCAGATTAGAAAGTCGGCATCTTTCGCCGCATCAATAACCGCCGCAGTCTTATGAGCAAACCTGACTGCATCCCATCGAAAGTCTTGGAATCTCTTATTCTTATTTCTCTGCTTAAAATCGACCAGCCATTTAATGTCTAATAGTTCTTTGCCGCCAACATCAAAGCCTTCTTGGTAGACAACGAAATCTAAACCCTTGGGCCAGAGCCGCCATGACTCGATCAGTCGTTTCCCGTACTGCTCATAGCCAGCCTTGTTAAAAGTCGTGACGACCTTTATTGATTTCTTAGCTTTTCCCATGCCATTCCTCTAGCGAGTTCGTTGAGTGTCCATTGGTTCTCAGCTAGAACCCAAG